ACTTGTTGTTGCTGGTGATGGTAGTATCCTCACTATTCGTATTCTAGATGGTGGGTATGGATATGAAACTGCTCCTGGTATAAGTGTCATCGATAAGACTCATCATGGTGGTGGAGCTATTGCAAAAACCAAAATCGATGATCAGGGTAGACTCATCCAGATCTTCATGGTAGAGAAGGGTGAGGACTATTGCCCAACAACAGGAGCTAGTCCCAATACGCCACCTGGAGACGAATCTGACACTGGTGATGGAACTGGTGACGATGGAACTGATGGTGATGGAACTGGAGCAGATACAACTCCACCATTTATTACCTTTACTACTCCAGCTGATGATGCTGTAGGTGTTCAAACTTCGATCAGTGTATCAGTTTCTTTCAATGAAAGTATTCGTAGAGGCGCTGGAGTTATTATCTTGAGAGAATCAAGAAGTAACGATGTTCATGAGATCATCCCAGTAGATGATGATAGAATCACCTTCATTTCAGATAAGATTATAAGAATTGATCCAGATAAAGATCTTAAGTTTGAGACTGAGTATTTTATTACAATGTCTCGTGGATCTTTCGTTGATGAGGCTGGTAATAAGTTTGCTGGTATCGCAAGAACAGATACTTACAACTTTACAACTAGACCTTCCGCTGGACTTGGAAGTCAACCAGTTGGTATCGTAACTGATGTTATTCCTTGGAGACCTGGTATTGGATATACTGATGGCGATACTGGAGAAGTTGGTGGATGTACCTTCAATCTAGTGTTGACTCCTGCTGGATCTGTTGTTGGTATCACTGATCTTAAGTGTCCTAATAAGTTTGATTCTATCCCAGATATCATAATAAATACCAATACTGGAAGAGGTGCGGAATTGAAAGCTGTTCTTGCATACAGTCCAGACTTTACGAGAGATCCTGGAATTGGTCCAGATCCTCAGACTTTGGTCATCAATGTTGTCGATTGTGTAGGTAAGTAAAATGGCTAAAGAGACTCAAAAGTACAATACAAAAGAATTTTTCTCAAACAATCCTGGATTCAGGTTTGAATCTGGGGTAAAAATTCCTGATGGCGATCTTAAAGGTAAGACAGTAGATTGGGGAACAATTACAGATAATGGTCAGGGAATTTTTTATTACACCGATGGATATAAAAAAGATATTTGCCATGGTACAAGTTACGAAATTTGTGGTGTAAGAAGTGAAGAGAAGGATTACGCTAAGATATTGACCGCTGCATCTGGACATATCTTGATTGATGCCCAAGATGGTGATATAATCCTTAAGGGTAGAAATATTCGTCTTACTGCAGAAGATGGTCAGGGAGAGATTACGTTAGTATCTGGTAAACATGTTTATATTAAAGCAGCAGTAACTCATATTAAGGGAACTAATGTTAACATATTAGCAAGTAACAATTTATCCGCTGGTGGTACATTCGTTGAGTCTAGTGGAGCTGTAAGTAATGAATCAGGAACTCAGACGGATATGTTCCAAGGATCATTCTTGGGCAAAATATTCAAGTGGATCGACAAGTTTAAAGATTTCTTAGGGAAGTGTGAATAATGTCAGCATCATCTTCTATTTCATATATTGGAGATAAACAAGTAATTGGATATCTTGATACATCTTTTTTAAATATTAGTGATAAGTTACTTCCTGGAACATTAGTTGCTAATGGTCCATGCTATTTTGGTATGCCTATGGCAATCGGTGTTGCTCGTGCAACCGTTATGATTGGTCCCCCAGTTGCTGCTTCTTTGCCAGCATCACTTGAGGTAACTGGTATTGCAAACATCTTTGGATCCTTCAATGTTTTTGCCATCAGTACATTCCAAGGATTGACAACAAAACTGGGAACTACCATTAAAAATGCTCTTAGTTTGAAAAATGGTATTGATGTTAAGAACGCAGTAAATATTTCAAACGCTGTTGGTCTTGATAATGCCAACAGAAACACTAATGGAATTCTGCATGTTGCTGGGGTAATTAAGTGTGCATGGTTGGATGCAAAGATTGCCGCTGCAATGGCATCTCCACCAAAAGGATTTGATATGCACCACCCAACGAAACCAGGGTGGAGATTGACGCATATCTGTATCGAAGGTCCAGAAGCTGCAGTTTATTATCGTGGTAAGTTGGAGGGTGGAAATATGATAGAACTGCCCGATTATTGGAGAGGGTTGGTTGATGCAGAAACTATTTCGGTACAACTGACACCAATAGGAGTATGGCAAGAACTATCATATGAGTTATCCGATTGGGGGACCAAAATTAAAGTGTTAAATAATTCTGGCAGTGCAATCAATTGTAGTTATGTTGTCTTCGGAGAAAGAAAAGACGTTGATAAAATCGTTGTTGAATATGAAGGAAAGATTGAAGACTATCCAGGCAGAGACCAACGATCAATCGTTGGATATCATTATGACTATCGAGAAGGAGTGAACGGATAATGCCAAAGGCTGATCCCCAAAAGATTTCAAAAAGACTCAGAGATCAAGCAAAAGATCAAGATCGTCAGAGAGCCCAACTGTTAGAGCAGTTGACTATCACTGATGCTATCATCGACGAATATGATGAATTGATCCTGAAGTTGGATGGATTGAATCCAGAACTCATTGAAGAAATTAATGTAAAGATCAAAGCAGTTGCTGATGCATATAAGGCAAGAATTTCTGCTGGTTGTAGAAACGATCTCGCATGGGTTGCTGTACAAGAAAATAGTTTCTGGACTAGAATTAGTGGTAGTCCAGGAAGAGTTACAGTAACAACCTATGAGTGTAAGAAGGATCCTGCTCAACGGGTTCAACTTAACAACTATGGTATTAAGTATTACAGACACCCCAAAAATAGAGAGTATGGTGCGGGTGTAGTCGATGAGATTCAAGATGCAAGCATTGATAAACTAACATCAGTTCTAGTTCTATTTGGTGATTCTGCTGGTAGTTATAGTAGTGTTATTCGAGTAGGAGACTATATTACTGATGATCTTGAAGAACCACAGGTTTGGCCTACTGGAAACTTACCCAGAGTAGTTAGTGTCGGAACAACAAATTACCCTGGGGAACAGAGTGTAGTAAGTGGATTCTGTACTGCTGGTGTTTCCAGACTGTATGGTGATGGTGTCGTTGGTGTATTATCGGACTTCAACGTAGGCGATTATGTTATCGCTGAGGGATATTTCCCACTGAATACTACTATTACTGGATTCGGAGAAGCCGAATATCAACAAGATTTCATTGATGATGTTGGTGTGACAACTACGATCACCACGTCAATTTTCTATGCAGATTTGAGTAATGTTGCTATTGGGGAAACAAACAATCATGACTTTACTGTTGGTATCGTCTCATCATACAATGCAGTGTTCCTAAGCACATCTACAGATGTTGGTGCTGCCCGTAGTTCGTTCTTAATTGTTAGACCACCAGATGCGGAAGATTTAGACTTTGAAGTAACAAAGAATCCTATCGATCCTGTTGAGATTGGTATGGTTAAGGGAAAGAAGACTGGTAAGGGACACAAGGTTCAACTAATTAATAATGGTGATCCAGACAGAGTTAAAAACTGGCACTCAGTAAGAGAAGATCCAGAACCACCAGTTGGCGCTGGATATGAAGAGTATTGGACAGGAAACTTTGCATGGCCTACGTTAGAAACCACATCAATTACTGGATATGCTGGTAGTATTCCTATCTTTTCTTCGTTTATTAACTATGCCAGCGAGGGACAGAGGGTTTCTATTAGTGTTGGAACTACTACCCCACAATCAAAGATTGGTACAACTGCAGTAAGTCCAACCAATCCAGGTGGTAGCGGATGTAGTGCATTAGACTCCGCAATTTCTAGTGCAGAGTCCCAAATGAATGCGAAGATTGCAGAGAATACTCCAAAGGTAAATCATAATCTTGGGGGTACGCAGGCTCTTAGAAATCTAAGAGATGAGGAAGAAACCCAAGCATGGGGTTATCTGCAGGGGATTGCATACATCAACGATAAAAAGAAGAAGCTAAATAATAGTGCGACCGCAATCGGTGATTTTAATTGGAGTACTATTGAATGATTGAAATTGATGCAAGTAAAGAATCTTTGGACTGGTCAAAGTATGACCTTGCCAAAGATGAAATCTTTGTTATTGACAATCTATTTCCGTGGTGGTTTGTAGAACATCTAGACACAACACTACTTCATGGATTTGGATGGCAGTACGGATTATGTAGCAGTCACAAAAAGAATGCAGATGGCACTCCAAACTTTGAGTATGATAAGGGAGCAGATGAAGAGTTTGAAGTTCCTTGCTTCAAACAATCAATCTATCCACCAAGATCCGAATCTTCTTCAGATCCCAGTTATGGAATGATCTTCAAAGCAGTTATGTCTACTCTTCCATTTGAAGTAGAATTGGGAGAAATTTTGGTTAATGGTCAACAATATATCCACAACACTGCAGTTCATCAAGACTGTAGTTGTGATAATGGAATTAGTTTCATTTACTATGTCAATAGAAAATGGAAAGAATCTTGGGGTGGAGCAACTAGAGTACAAACAGAAGATGGTTGGGTAGAAATATTCCCCAAACCAGGAAGAGTGTGTTTATTCAAGGGAAACATTCCACATCACGGAATGCCACCAAATGATACTTATCGTGGTCTTAGAGCAACACTAGTCTATAAGACTATGAGAAAAATCCCGTTACCAGCAACTAGAAAAAACACTATACTATGAAGAAAGAACTTTTTGCTATTCCAGTTTTCATTGACAAGATTGATTTTGAAATCTTTAAGTTTCCAGAAGAAAAATTTGAACCGACTTGGGATTCTAATACACCAACAACATTTGGTAAGAATCATCCATTGACTGAAGAATCTTTTGGTCATCTATGTGAAGTTATAACTAGAAACCTATCTGGAGGAAATGTTCTTGGAGCAAATCCAAGAATAGGAAATATGTGGAGAAATAAGTACACTGAAAATGACTATCAAGATGTACATATCCATGCACGTTGCCAATGGAGTTTCATCATTTATGAAACGATGCAATCTCAGACTTCTTTTTTGAATCCTTCAATCAAAGATATCCAAAACCAAATTGGCAACACATGTGGTGAGTTTCCTCTGGATTATAAACCAGATCTAGGACCAGGAGATATTATCATATTCCCATCATTTTTGTTTCATTCTGTCAATAGAGGTGCAGGCGGAACATCCATTTCGGGTAATATATACATGGAGTACTGAGTAAAGTCATGGGAATGTTTGATGTGATACATTCTTCTTATTCTAAGTTTAAGGGAGAGTATCAGACAAAAGACTTAAATTGCTTTATGGCGGAATATTGGTTATCGCCTAAAGGAGAGTTATATGAAATTGATTATTCTGGTACTTCGGACTGTGTAGATATTCCAGAGGAGGAGAGAACTGCTCCATGGAATGTATTTGAATTTGTCCCAAACGGGAATCATGGGAAAATAAAGCCCACAGATTACTATAAGTATGTTAGAATGTATAATGAAGATGACGAAATCGTCCTTCATGTAAAAAAAGGAAAAGTCGTAGCGTTTCAAAAAAATGACAGAAAAGAGTGGGAATGAACTATTGTTAGATAACTTAAATGTATTTGGAGCTGCTATTGCTCAACTGCAAGATCGACTGAAAAAACTTGAAGCACGAGTGGAAAGTATTAAGGTTGATGTAGACGCCAATACATTTAATATTAATACCATGTATGATGAACTCATGACTAAGGAGGAATCCGATGACTAAAAGAACTTTTGTAGACAAGAATGGCAACTCATGGGAGTGGGAAGAAACTCCTGAGGTTCTCAAAGCGATTGAAAAGATCAACGGATCTACCTTCGTACTGCAACCACCCCCACGCAAACCCAAAGCTTGACACGAGGGGGTCGGTCCCATATAATAGGTAGGTAATCAATTGAAGACATGAAGTTTCGGGTTACCTACCAACGACCAAAGAAAAAAGGTCAATCCATTCAAAACGCAGTTTTCTATGAACTTGAAGATGCAATTCGCTGGGAAAAACATGTCCAATCTATCGGGTGTACGAATACAGAAGTCATTCCTGTGATGAATTGACTTCTGGGATTGTCGCCTAATGGTTAAGGCCCTCTGCTTATAACGGAGTGAATCGGGTTCAATTCCCGACAGTCCTATCGCTCCTTTAGCAATCTGGTGAATGCACCGAACTCATAATTCGGCTAAGGTGGGTTCGATCCCCTCAAGGAGCACCTCGGGAGATTAGCTCAGCGGTAGAGCAACGTGCTGATAACGCGGAGGTCGGTGGTTCAAATCCACCATTTCCCACCTCGGGACGGTGATGAAATTGGTAAACATAACTGACTTAAAATCAGTCGGACGTTAGTCCTTGCGGGTTCAATTCCCGCTCGTCCTATTACAAAAAACATCATGAAAAATCAAGTCGATCTATTTTCAGTTCCTTTCTTTATTGATGAGGTTGATCTAGAAAAAATTCAATTGATTGATGAGGAGCAGAGGCCAACTTTCCGTAGTGGATTGAAAACTAGTATACGCTGTAATAGACAGATCAGTTCCGATACAATTGCCTATCTTTCTGAAGTTGTTGCACGAAATATTGATACATTAGGAATTCGATATGGTAGTGCCGTAATTGGAGAACTTTGGAGAAACACTTATACAAAATCTGATTTTCAAGATCCACATATTCATCCATTTTCACAATGGAGTTTTATTATTTACGAAACAGTAAGTCAATCAAAAACTGTATTTTTAAATCCATATAGATTTCGTGTTCAGACACAAATGTCGATGTATGATGATTACTTTCGTGAAGACTGGGTGCCACAACTAAAACCAGGGCAAATTATTATTTTTCCATCTTTTATTGAACATTATGTTCTTACTGGAAATGAAGGATCAACCATCGCAGGCAACGTGTTTCTAGGTCCTATAAATATTGACGATCAGGATCAAACCTGATATAATATATTTCTTGCCTCCGTAGCTCAGCTGGATAGAGCAACGGTTTTGTAAACCGTAGGTCGTCGGTTCAAGTCCGACCGTGGGCTTTCCTCTTCGGAGGAATAGGTGGTGTTACCGCTATTTCGGACAGGGGTTCGATTCCCCTCGACTCCACTCATGGGGTCGCAATGGTCTCGACGGGGTTGTAGGAACATGACTGAAACCTGCTTGGATAAGCAACAAATAGATGCCGAAAACATCGCACCTGCGAACAATATTGTTCGCTTCTCCCGTCAAGCAGCTCCTGTTGCTGCCTGACCTATATACGGAGAGCGGGGTTAAGTTAGCCTTGTTACCCAAATAACTCTTTGAGGGTGAAATGCCCTCTACCTAAAGTATATCTACTGATAAATGAAAATTAATCTTTGGTATTGCGAACATACACAAAAATGGCGTTGGACTCTTACTGATGACCATCGACCAATTATACGACAAGAATCTGGCCAACAACCATTTCTTCGTGATGCCATGAATGATGTTGCAAATACTGTAGAGTATATGATGGAATGCGTCCAAAGGCATGATTAAAGGGGAATTAGCTCAGTTGGTAGAGCGCCTGCTTTGCAAGCAGGATGTCAGCGGTTCGAGTCCGCTATTCTCCATATCGAAGTAAAATAATATGTTTGAACTAAATCCAGCACTAGACATTACAGTAATTAAAGATATTGGTCCAAATAGAATATCTGCTGTAACGATAGATAATTTTTATTTGGATCCATATGAGGTTCGTAGATACGTAGATAATGCAAGACAAGATCCAGAAAATGTACAATCCGTTCATCATTATGGAGACAGATTGTATGTGCCAACAAAAGAAATATCTAAGAATGTAAAGCCTATATTTGATGAATTGTGTTTTGATTCTGATATATGGGGCAATAAAGAAGTTGATAAAACGGTATATCAAAAAAATTGGAATGATCTAGGATTAATTGTAAATCTAAATGATGAAGAAAATATTTTAGCAAATCCTTTGGGCATTATTCCACACCAAGATACGTACACGACTTATAGGTGCCCCAATCATTTTGGATGTGTAGTTTATCTAAACACGCCAGATGAATGTAAAGGCGGAACTCTTCTGTATAGTTTCATGGATGACATGACTGTTGATGAAAGTATAATGAAGATATGGGAAGATGAAAAAGATTTTGACATGATGAGGATGAATGTAGACCACGCAATATCACTAAAGTGTGAATTTAGATTAAACATGGCATGGAATAGATGTGTATTATATCCATCAGATATTCTACATTGTCCAGAAATGGAAAGAGGTTGGTTTGTTGATCATCAAAGGCTTGCACAAGTAATGTTCTTGTAGTATAATAATCAAGTGTGAAGGAAGTGCGCCACACATCGGTTCGTGGTAGTATGCCTCCCTACGGGGAGGTTTTTTACTGTCTAAATACATCAGACAGATACTAGCTTGAGCACATAAAATGCCTCTATCAAGATTAGAAAATTTTCTCAAGAACGCTGAAGGTAATATTCTTTACGTTAATTCAAGCGACTTTGATGCTACTGACAGTATTGAGAACAGAGGAAACTCACAGACACGTCCGTTCAAGACTATTCAGAGAGCGCTGATTGAGGCGGCAAGATTCTCATATCAGACAGGAAAAAATAACGATAAGATTGATAGAACAACAATTCTTGTATATCCTGGTACACACTATATTGATAATAGACCTGGATATACAGTAATTAATAATAGTGGTGCTGCAGAATATAGAGTAAGAAAGAACGCTGGTTGGCAAGTATCGTCTCTATCTCAGTTCACAACTGAAACTAACTTTGACGTTCTTGATCCAAACAACGAACTTTATAAGTATAACTCCACTGAAGGTGGTGTAATCCTGCCTCGTGGTACTTCAATTATTGGTCTAGATCTTCGTAAGACCAAGATTCGTCCTCTATATGTACCAGATCCAGAGGATACACAACAAACGTATGGTGGTATCCTTCGTGTAACGGGTACTTGTTACTTCACAGCATTTACTATCTTTGACGCAGATATTGCAAAGACTGCTTACTACGACTATGATAGTAATACAAAGACCCCAACGTACTCTCACCACAAACTAGCTGCATTTACCTATGCAGATGGTGTTAATAGTGTCGTCATCAATGGTGTTGACAGTGGTCTAACTGACCTAGACATGTACTATTATAAGGTATCCAGAGCGTATGGTGACGCATCTGGTAGACCTGTTGGTACATTCCCAACCTTCGATGACTTTGAACCAAACGTAGACGAATTTAGAATCGTTGGTGACCTTGCTGCTGACCCAGTTGGTATTAGTTCCATCAAGGCTGGTGATGGTAACACCTCCAGTAACATTATTACAGTTAATACCACAAGACCACACGGACTATTTAAAGATACTCCTGTTCTTATTGCTGGTATTACTACAAGTATCAACTCATATAATGGTTCTTTCTTAGTTGAGGAAGTATTAACTGACAATCAGTTCAGATATCTTGCCCCAAGTGCTCCATCAAATGCACTACCAACTGCACAAGAAATTCAGAACTCTTCAGTTATCATTGAACCAGATACCGTTGGTTCTGCATCTCCATATATCTTCAACTGTTCGCTACGTTCTGTATATGGTCTGAATGGACTAGATTGTGACGGTGACAAGGCAACTGGATTTAAATCCATGGTTGCTGCACAGTTCACTGGTATTTCTATTCAAAAGGATGACAATGCGTTCATTCTGTATAACCCAGATACCGCCATCTTTAACGATGACGTAACCGTATCTGAGTCAGATCGTCCTCTACACTCAAACTCTAGAGCGATCTACAAACCATCTTATGAATCCTCTCACATGAGAGTGAGGAACAACGCTGTTGTTCAGTTGGTTTCTATCTTCGCTATTGCATATGCACGTCACTTCCATGCAGAAAGAGGTGGTGACGCATCTATTACTAACTCTAACTCCAACTTCGGTCAAACTGCACTTGAGGCATCTGGTTTCAGACCAGAGTCCTTCAATCGTGACGATGTTGGATATATTACTCACATCATTCCACCTAGAGAGATTGCAGAAGAAGAGGGTACATCTTCATGGCTGACTCTCGATACAGCAAAAACCATTGGTGTTGGCGTAACTGAAAGACTATACATTTACAACTACAATACTGAAGAGATCGTACCACCTGCACAGGTTGACTCTTTCCGAGTTGGTGCTAGAAGAGGTGATACTTTAAACCTGAGTATTGTTAATACTCTATCTGGCCAGGCAGTTCAGGAGACATTCTCGACTCCTATCATGATGCAGGTGAACAGTGGTATTGCCACATCTGCAGAGAAAGTATATAAGGTAATTAGAAATTCTGGTGTTAACGCTATTATTTCTAACGTATTCTTACTTGAAGCACAACATCAGTTAGTTCTCGGTGAAAAGATCAGAATCTTCAGTAACACTGGTGAAACTCCTAACGGAGTAACAAATGATAAGATTTACTACGCTATTGCTGGTGGTACTCTTGCTCCAGACAGGATTCAGATTGCATCAACCTATAACGATGCTCTTGCTCGTAGACCTATTACTGGCATCTCAAATGGTGGTGGTAAACTAAGTGTTGTATCGAAAGTTTCCGATAAGAACCCAGGAGATCCTGGACATCCTATTCAGTGGGACGCCACTAACAGTCAGTGGTATATTTTAGGATCACAATACGAACAAAATAATACTATCTTTAGGGCATTCAAAACCATTGGTGTTGGTGTCATTGGTGGAGAAACTGGTACTACATATGTCAAACGTAGAGTAGACAACAGATCTCTGTTAGATAGAATCTATAGAGCCAGATATGTTATTCCTAAGGAACATACGGATGCTCGTGCTCCTAAGCCTGGTTTTATTCTTCAGGAATCAAAATCAGTTGGTATTGGTAGTGCATCATTCTTGACCGCAGATCTATCAAACCCAACTCAACTCAAGAACCTTAAGATTATTAAGAATGCCACATATAGTGGAAGCACACTAACATTTACAACCGAACTTCAACATAGACTACAAAAAGGTGATCTGGTTAAAATTACCAATGTATCTAGTGCCAACAATACATCTGCTTTAAACAGGGTTGGATATAATGGTGAACATCTGGTAGCACAGGTTCTAACAAATAAACAGTTTACTGTTGCTGGAATTACTACTGATCCTGGTGTATTCCTCAACCAAGTCAACCAAAGAACCACACAACAACAGATTGAAGATCTACCAACTGTACAGAGATCCAAGTCCTCAGATACATTTACTGTTTATAGAGTACAGGAAGCAAAACCACACGTTCCTGGCATCTCTGGTCAGGATGGTATCTACAACATCACGATGATTTGTGGATCCATTGCCCTAGATAAAGATCTTGGATTTGGTGTATCGTTCAAGTCATTCTCTCAAGATGTTAGAAACCTCTACCCACAACAGGATAGAGACAACTATCAATCCGATCCACAACCATCTGCAACTCACGCTAGTGCAGATATTGTTGGTAATGTTGTAACTAATGATAGAAAGAAATCAGTTACTCGTGAAGCACTTTCGTACTTCATGCAGGGTCAACAGGTTGGTTATGCTGTAACTGGTGCAGTAATCACTGGTACAGGTAACACTACGATTACTCTTTATACTGATGTTGAACACCAGTTCAATCAAATTAAGAGTCTATCTATCATTGATCCTGGTTCTGGATATAACAATGGATCTGGTATTGCTACCGTAATCTATGCTGCAGATCTAGAAAACAATGCTCTTAGTGGAAGAGGTGCTGCGGCTGAGGTACAAATTTCTGCTGCTGGTACAGTAACCAGTGTCAAACTAATTGATGGTGGTACTAACTATGGTATTGGTAATACCATGACGATCTCTGCTTTCCCAGCAGGATCACCCACAACAAATGCATCGGTTGAAGTTGATGCGATCTTCAATAATATTGGTGATGCTCTAACACTATCTGGATTTGAGGATCCTGCACATAATGGAACCTTTAAGATCGTAGACATCCCTACTGCTAAATCAATCTCTGTTGAAATTGGAACCTATAGAAGTCCTGGTCCATACTATACAGAAAGAGATGATAGAAGATATCCAACCTACCATCTTGCAAATATTGGTGTAGGAATTACATATCTACATGTTTTAGATAGAACTACTGGTGATGCTCAGATATTAGTTGACGCAAATCACACCCTTGTATCTGGTAACTGTTTCACTATTCATGGAACAAACAACCCACTATTTGATAATAGACTATTTGTTGTCGATGATGTTGATGGGAATAATCCTTTACAGAGCATTCACTTCAATGTTGGTATTATCACCAGTGGTATTTCAACTGCATATGGCATAGAGAATGCTAGATTGTTTGGTACTGGTATTAGTGCTAATGCCAAGACTCTTGGACTTGGTGAGAATAACCTTGCTGGAAGATCTTCATACTTCTATGCTGGTATCAGCACAACTCTTGCTGCTCCACTTACAACTACCGATACAACTATTACTCTTACTGATACTTCTGGTTTCCGTAAGGGAGATTACTGCATCATTAATGGTGAGATTGTAAGATTCGTTAACGAGAATATTAACAGTATTCTTCGTGGTCAGTTCGGTACACTTGCTTCTCCTGCAATCACTGGAACTACCATTAAGAAGATTAATGTTCTTCCAATGGAACTGCGTAGACCATCCATTCTACGTGCTTCTGGTCATACATTTGAGTATCTTGGTTATGGTTCTGGTAACTATTCAACATCTCTGCCACAGAAACAGGATCGCGTTCTAAACGACGCAGAAACCCTTGCGGCACAGAAGAAAGAACTAGATGGTGGTACAGTCGTCTACACTGGTATGAACGACTCTGGTGACTTCTACACTGGATATAAGAGACTATCTTCTATCACTGGTGAGGAAGAAATCATTGAGGCACCTGTATTTACATATACTGGTGATGACGCCGAAGCAGAAGGTTCTAAGAGAACATCTGGCGTATTTGATGAAGTTCTCGTTAGAGAATCAATCACGGTTGAAGGTGGAGATAACAACAACAGAACATCACAATTCTATGGACCTGTTAACTTCACACAGAAACTAACAAACAACTCCACAGAAGGTATTGAAACTGTTAACTTCTTCCTAAGAGGTGATGCTCCACAGGGTAAACTTCTCACCGTTGGTATCTCAACTCCTACTGGAACTAAGAGATCGGGTGACCTGTCCTTCACTGGTATTCCTGATGCTGGTGGTTATGTTGGTCATATCTTTGCTGAAGGTGAGTGGAGAAGATTCGGAGCAGTTTCACAGGAAAGAGACAGATCCTTCTACAAGTTTGATCAACTAGGTATTGGTCAATCTGGTATTGGTATCTTCAACTTTAGAGATGCTCTTGAAGTTAATGGTGTTGCTAAGGTTAAGGATCTCTATGTATCTGGTATCGTTACCTTTGCTTCTAACCAGACATTCTCTGGTGTTACCTATGACACCATCACAATCAGACAACTTGCTAACTTCTGGGGATACAATACAACTGGTGGTATTTCACCACAGGGTATTCCTTGGGAGAACTATGGATATTATACCATTGTTGATGAAGGCGGTGTAGCAAGACTGAACGACATTGAAGTCGTTGGTACTGCAGTAACCTTCAAACCTGCGGCACAAATTAAGATCGAAGGTCCAATTGATTCTACCTTTGCTGGTGTAAGTACATTCGTTGGTACACTTGACGTTGGTAACATCGAGTCCGATGGTGGTACTATCAACGTAACATTCCTGAATGCGGTACAAGCAGGTATTGATACTCTTGCAGTACATAATGACTTGTTCGCTAGAAACGGAATGTTCACCAATTTCTCTGCAGAGATTGGTGCTGTAACTAACGGACTATATGTTGATGTAGGTATTACAACTCTGGCTCATATTGAAGAAGAGTATGTAAACGTATCTAGAGTTTATACTGGTATTGTAACTAACCTATCGGTATCGAACTATATCGTAACACCACAACTATATGCTGCAAACGCAATTACCACAAATACAACTGGTACTAATGCGATCTTCGAGAATATCACTGGTGTTGCAGTAACGGCAACTGACTTACACTTTACTGATGACCTCTTTGGTCCAGACATGTATGTTCAGAATGGTATCGTTACTTCGATCCAATCGAGATACATTGGTGGTCTAGGTAATGCTGGTCCTGGTCAAGCATCACTTCAGGTCAATATTAACTCTGGTATTATCACATCGCTGGTTGGTTACGCTGGTACTTTCCAGGAAATTTACATGAATCCAAGTGGTAGAATTACCGCACCATTCATGTATGCCAACACTGGTATTATTACCAACCTATCGGCAGGTAATAGTAAGAACATGACCATTGATGCTGGTGATCAGGGTACGTTAAGAGCGTTCACTTATACCTCAGTTGCTGGTCAAGGTGTTGCACCATTCATTGTTGCATCAAGCACAAAAGTTACCAACCTTAACGCTGATTTCCTTGATGGTTATACTACATCTTGGGATGATCAGAGTGGAAATACTGTTGTTGTAAGACAGAACGGTGATTCTAAGTTTGATGTAGTATATGCAAACTCATTCAACGGTGGTTCTGCACTACTTACTGCCCTAACAGTTAATGGAACCTCTACATTAAATGGAGCAGTTAATATTAATGGCAACCTGACAGTACCAAGTGGTTCAAATATCACTGGAACACTGAATGGTAATGCTTCGACTGCGACTCTTGCTACTCACGTTGTTGGTAGTGGTGGTAGACTTCTGTATAACAATTCAACCAACAATACCACAACATCTGGTAACCTAACATTTAACGGATCTACACTAACAGTATCCAACTTGACAGTTACTGGTACATTTACGGGTAGTGTCAGTGGTAATGCTGCTACTGCGACTCTTGCAACAAATGTTGTTGGTAGTGGTGGTAGAATACTCTACAACAGTTCCAATAACAGTACGACCACTTCAAGTAGTCTAACTTTTGATGGTTCAAATCTACGTGTTGGTGGAGACATCACTGCATTCGCTTCTGATATTAGACTGAAGACTAATATCAAACCAATTGAAAATGCCATCGCTAAAGTTCTTGGACTCAGTGGATTTACTTATGAATTCAATGAGATTGGCGTTAATCATGGATTCGCTGCTGGTGTAAGACATGCTGGTGTTTCTGCACAAGAAATCGAAGCAGTTCTACCAGAAGCAGTTGCACCTGCTGCAATGGCTGAGGGTTATCTAACTGTTAAGTATGAGAAGATTGTTCCACTTCTAATTGAAGCAATTAAGGAACAACAATCCCAGATTGAAGATCTCAAGTCTAGAATCGAATCCCTAGAAGGTAAGTGATCCATAGGTGGTGGGGTTCGCTCCACCACCCAAAATAAATAATAAAAAAGGACTATGATATGAATCTAAATTTTGTAACACCTGAAGATAGTAAGGTGTCTGAGGATTTGTTATACGACTGTATACGAATAGGACCAGATCAAAATCATCCAATTATCACTGTAGATAATGTTCTGGTAGATCCTGATAGATTTATCAAAAGGTACGTTGAAGGTACTGCCTTGCCTTTCAATGATGGAAGAAACCCAGAAGAAGTATTTCCTGGTTGGCAGGTACATCTTGGTACAAAGTTTGAAGATCTAAGCATTCTAGTAACGTACTTTATTAACCAGTTTTCAGACTTCAAAGAGTGCAATCCATATCATATGGATTTCAGTTATCAACTGAATGTGATGTACTCTGATGTTAAGTGTAAAAGATTGCAGATACAACCGCATGTGGATCCTGCAATGTTTGCTTTCGTTCTATATCTGAACCCAGAAGAAGAATGTAGGGGAGGAACTTCATTCTACAATCATAAACATTGTGGAATTGCCAACATGGAACATGTTGATAAGAAGTTTAAACGTAGTGAACAATATTGGAACTACAAAGAATGGCAATATGATTTCTATAATGAAAAGAAAGATGATGAAGTTGAGTTAGATACTGGATTGATTGAAGATGTATATGAAGAAGAATATCATGTAAAGATGAAACACAATAGACTAGTAATCTATCCATCATATTTGTGGCATAGTGCTGTAATTGCTCCAGGAATGTTTAAGGACAACCCTAGAGTTTCCATTTCGGGATTCATTAAACCAGATTACTTTATATGATGAGATTTACTGATTATTTGTTTGATTATCATGGTGTGCTATCTCTAACTGATCATGAAAGATTAATCGAATTATGTGATTCATTTGACTTCCCATCATGTGAATATCCAACAGAATCAGATTATGATTTAACTGGATATAGATCACAGGTATTACTCAATAAAGATCATGGTGAGATATATGATCTGATCCATAAGGCGATGATACGCACCATGCCTAAGGTCTACAAGGACTTTGGAGACCTATTGCCATCGGTGTACGATAAATATAGCGGTTACTGGTTGTGTAAGTATCCTGAGGGTGGATTTCTGTCCTATCACTCCGATTCTGATGGAGATGCAGCATCTCTAACTTTATCATTTAATATAAATGATGACTATGAAGGCGGAGAGATATGTTTTTGGAGAGATACATATATGAATACTTGTGCCAATACAATGCACGTTTATCCAAGTAATTTGTTATACCCACACGAAGTAAAACCAGTAAAGAAAGGAATAAGATATAGCGTTATTTCTTGGTTTGGTTATCAAAAAGGATTAGACTGGAGTTAAAGATGGTCAATTTAGAACTTCTAGAAAGATTGGTAAATAGTGGACAATTCCCATCCTTGGTATGTAAGGATGATATTGCCAACGTCCAGAAGATTGTAGATGCGAATCCAGCATTCTTTGAAAAACCTTGGACCCAAAAGGGATCAAGGAGAAGAGATGAAGGTGTGTACTTTGAGATGAGTGAATCCGAAGAGAAACTATATTGTTTCACGAAAAAGATTCCAATCAACATTACACAGTATCAGGCTCATGATGGTACGATTTACGATAGTCCACTATTCAAATACATTGCTCCAGTTGTAGGTCTTAAGTTTAAATCATCGGATCCAACACATCCAGATGAAGTATTGAGTGTAAATGGAGACATTCCACTCTTTCCAACAACTATTGACATGATTTGCCAACTTGCTGCACAAGTTACTGGCAATCCAGATACCAATAAATTACGAGATGTTTTAGATCTATTGGATTTTTCTGCTGATATTGAACTGAAGGAAATTCCAGAAGCAAATGCTCATTTAACAAACCAAACACTAGAGGATCCTCCAGCGAGACCATATTCTGCTGAGTCGTTAGATGAAACTGTTGCATGGGATCATGATGTGTCGAATATGATCTTAAACAATCACACTAGAACATTTAGAATTAGTGTAAGTAAGCAACACGACTTCGGTCCTGAGAAACTAAGACAGGTTGTAGAGTATATGATGCCTACTGCTGCAACGAAGATTAGAAAAAACACAGAGTCAGTTCTTAATGTATTGGCATCAGAATCTTTTGTGGATGATACTCTGGTCAACAACATTGAAGTTGAATTTACATCGGAAGGTTTGTCACAACAGTTAACATTCCAGATAGGTTCATATAGATCAAAACTCTCGTCAATAGGTAGTTCTCCCCAGGATAACTACGCCAGATACAGCCAAAAATGTGCAGATCATAACAATTCAATAGCTAATATATTAGAGAGATCTACTAGATATAATTGGTGTCCACCTCAGTGGAATGAAGAATTATCCCTTTGGGAAGAATCTAATCTCGCTGAAAATATCCACGGAGTTCTAACAATAACACCCACATCTACGGGTACAATTTGTAAGGAATCATACGGATACAGTGGACCCAAAAATGGACCTCAGCCTACGAATAGTTAAATGCAGAACATAAACACTGTGGTGTTAAGTTTGACCGTAGCAGTTATAGATTATCTCTATATGAATAGAGATATACAACGTTTTTGGGTGCTTGAGGAGATTGCTCGGGCACCCTATTTTTCTTTTTTGAGTGTCTTACATTTAAGAGAATCTTTAGGTTTACGTGGACCAAACCACATATACTTAATGAAGGAACATTTCGAGCAGACATTAAATGAAACGGAACACCTGGAATATATGGAGTTTCTTGGCGGCAATGCTTATTGGGGTGATCGTTTTTTCGCCAAACACTTGGTTATGGTCTATTATTGGATTATGGTCTTTTATTATCTTATTGATCCTAAGTCGGCATATGATTTAAACGCAAAAGTCGAACTGCACGCCACCGAGACATATTTAAATTACCTATCCGATCATCCAGATGATGAGAAAATCGCAACAATAGCGTGCGATGAGATGAATCACTATGTAGAATTACTACGTGCTATGGAGAAAATCTCATGATTTACCCACTAACACTTAGAGACTGCCCTCATTGCCATAAGAGTTTGGTTGACGCTGAAATCAGTGAACCAATCAAACAATTCTGTGAAACTGGTGCATTCCATTCCAAATTACTATTTGGTGATGATGGGTGGGTTTGTCCACATTGCAATGGAGTGGTAGAATAGAGTGAACGCAGAACATCAGTGCTGGAACTTTGTAATGTCGTCATTGGCAAGAATATATGGAGTTAATAAAACAAACAGTGAAGAAAACTTTCATGCATTCGCATTAGAATGGTGTGACGAACATGACTATAAATGTGATATCCATCTCGATGATTTGAATAAGGTTGATCGGTATTTCAAAAACAAGTATGAATCTTGGGAGAAGTAAATGAAAGTAGGACTAATTGGACTCGGAAGAATGGGCGAAGGAATGTCTCGCCGTATGAGAACGAGAGGAGGAATTGAAGTCTGGGGTTATCGGAGGAATTATGCTAAAGCACAAGAAGCATACGAAAGTGGGTATGTGGATGGCGTTACAACTAGTATTGAAGGCCTTGTTAAAGTAGTCAAACAAAAGAAAAATGGTGGAATACAACCTGGTATTTTCCAAATGGTTGTTCCTGCAGAAAACGTAGAGGAGACGATTAATGAGTTACTACGATATTGTGATAAAGGAGATATTATTATTGATCATGGCAATAGCAATTTTAAAGACAGTCGGAAAAGAGCAGAGCGGTTGGCAAAACTTGGTGTCCAATATATTGATTGCGGCACTAGCGGCGGTGTTTATGGTATGGATCGTGGATACTGTCTTATGGTTGGTGGCGGAAATACTGCGGTCACCACTTGTCAAAGCATTTTTGATGCCCTCGCCCCAGGAATTGATGCTGCCCCCAGGACTCAACCTAACTCATGGGTAAGTCAAGCAGAGAAGGGTTGGTTACATTGTGGTGGACCTGGAGCAGGACATTTTGTAAAAATGGTACATAACGGGATCGAATATGGAATCATGCAATCGTATGCTGAGGGGTTTAATATCTTGCATTCTGGCAATCTTGGTTCCCTATATGTCAGAGGAGGAGATGCTGAGGTGGCTCCGATGTCAGACCCAGAGAGTTATTGTTACGATATTGACGTTGCTCAAGTGGCTGAGTTATGGCGTCGCGGTAGCGTGGTTGGCAGCTGGTTATTGGATCTTACTGCTGATGTGTTACGGAGCGATAGTAAGCTTGAACGATTCGCTGGAGGGGTATCCGATAGCGGTGAGGGTCGTTGGACTGTTTCTGCCGCTGTGGATTTGGGTGTACCCGCTCCTGTCATTTCCACTGCGCTTTATGAAAGATTTAATTCACGCGGTCTGGGTTCTTTCGCGTCCAAAATTTTAAACGGTATGCGGTATATGTTTGGTGGGCATCATACCAGAGGTTAATTATGTGGGAGAAACACATGAATACCCTAAAAAAGAAAATGGAACTATTGCGTATTAAAGAAACAATCGAAAGTGCATTGTTTGAGTATTATTCCAATAAAGGAATGGATGTTCCTAATTGGCATATGGATAAAGATCCACAATGGTGGAAAGATTACCTCAGAGAATTATCTGGGGATCATGAAGAAAACGATGATTGGTAACAACGATGGAACATTTACTTGGTAGATTTCTTATGGTATTGGCAGTGCCATTTGTACTGTCTACAATATGGTTCGGATTCAAAAAAAATGGTGGATATTATGATACCGACCAATATGATGGGGATGGAACTGCTCATAAGGTATTAAAATGATGCATCAATTAGGACACTTTGCCAATTTGGCATTAAATAACCCCTTCATTCTGGGAATGATGGGGTTTTCTTTAGTATTTGTTCCTATCTTAGGAATGTGGGCAGTTCATGAATATAATTGGCAACACTGGGAACCATTCAATAAAAAACATTAGGTATATCTATAACCACTGTGACTAGTGGTGAACTTGTCGCGGTTATTTCCACCGCCTCCTCCACCATTTCCGCCATTTCCTCTACGGTCGCCTCTCCAACCGCAACCGTGTTGTTCACCATTTCCATCATTTCCACGGCCTCCTTGGGCGCCACCCGCTCCTGGTTGACCCCAACTACCTCCGTTTCCTCCATTACCACCGTTGCCACCATTTCCGCCGCCTCTACTATTACCACCACGGCCACCTTGTCCACCTTGACCACCGCCCCATCCTGCAGCGTGAGTATCTACCCAGGATGATCCATTCCAAGCATAACCTCTTCCCCATCCACCATTGCCTCCACGGCCACCTTCTCCACCATTGCCACCATCATTACGGCAGTCTCTTGCTCTACCCCAACAGAAATATCCTGCACATTTAATTGTGCCAGAGTGGCCACCACCGCCACCATTACCACCACGGCCACCTGCACCTCCGCCACCACCAGCACCTTTAATTCTGTTTCTCCAAACATCTTCTGGAATTAGAACTGGTGATGCTAAGTGAATACCCCAACCACCATCATTGCCTCTGCCTCCATTAGCAAGTCCTGGTTGTCCTGGTTCACCCATAGCAAATCCACCACCTTGGGTAGTCATTTGAATGACACCTTGACCACTGTTGTTGAATCTCAAGGCGGGATTATCAATATTAACCGCACCTGCGGATCCACTAAGTCTAAATGCCTTAGGTAATGGTGCAGTCCATAATTGATCGCCAAAGACTTCCCATCTCATCTGAAGGTGAGCAAAGTTTCCACCACCTTCAGCAAAGACAGCACTTACAACGTTTCTAAACTGACTGAAACTAATTTGTCCGCCAGAAGGAACACCACTGTTTTGTGGAATATCAACAATTCTCTGACCTCTATAATACGATCTAATATTTCCACCACCACCAAAATTAGAATTTAATGTGCCAATATTAATAGAACCAGATGAAAACAATCTATTATAGGTTAGGTTTACGAATCCACCAGAAAGAATATCTAGAGGGAACTCAGAAAGTGTTTTGATCTGATCTTCAGCACCAATCGAAAGAGATGCTAATTCAGAATCATATGTCATTGGAACAAGTTGACCGTCTTGTTCTACATAAATTTTATTCTTGTCTCCATTATATTTTGGAACCCAAGAGGATAACCACTTTACACAATCTCTACAGTCTCTAGTTGATGTTACTGCCTGTCCTTCATGTGGACATCTACATACAGCATTTACATATAATGCACCAGAATTAGTAAACTTACTTGATATTAATTGATCTACTTCAGAATCAAGTTCATATGTAGAAAAGTCAATTAATTCTTCAGTTGTCTGTAGTATTACTGCTCTCTCACCATTCTCTCTAGTCTCATCATATTCTTCTTCTCTATACCAAGTAACAACAGGAAAATCACCAACAGTAGAAAGACTCTTATATACAGATTCTACCAGAGCAGCATTATATACTACGGGAGCAAACTCATTAACGAATGTTCCCTCTCTAAATGATTTATCATATTCATTCTCAAGTCTAGTTTGTAACTCTATCCACTCTTGATTTGTGCTCTTTTCCATGCCATCTTGAGACTATATCCTGCCCTATTTATTGAATAAATACTGAAGAGTCGTTATTACAACATTATGTCTGACCACGCTAAGTCACTTACGGAACGTAAGATTGCACTGGAAAAAGAACTTCTAGATATGCAGAAACTCTTTGAATCTAAGAAAGAAGAGTATCTTAAGATCTCAGGAGCATTAGAGATGCTAGAGATCTTAGATAAAGAGCAAGCTGATTGAACTCTGACAGAGTTATTCTACGAGAATGCTGTGGGTCGGTCAAGTGCCGACCCATTACTTTTGCTTATGGGAAAAGGGGTTGACAATACCTCCAGAACCTGACATACTTACTCATGTCGGACGGGTTACGACCCACGAAGACACTAACACTACACTCCGAGGAGTTACTATTATGGCTAAAGAAGTTCCCGCAAACGAACTCAAGACTCGCAAAGTAATGACGAAGCAGATCTGCTTTGAGTCTTTGAAAGAGTTCCACAATACTGTTATCAAGACTGGTCGTGATTGCACGGTCCAACGTGAATCAGTCTGGAGAAACATCCCTGGCAAACAGTCCAAGTACATGAGTGCTATTGCACAGGGTTATTCTGATACTTCTACTTTCCATCTCATCAACCTCTACAAATCTGTTGATGTTCTTGAACCTCTTGCTTTGTCTTCTGGTGTTCACCAAGACATGCAATTCGTTGACCACATGAAGTCTTTCCTTGATAAAGGTTTTGACTGGGTTCACATCGACGGTGGTAATCGTTCCGATACTATCATTGACTGGTATGATGACAAAGTTGCACTACAACCTGGCAACTATATTGTAGAAATCAATGGTGAACTGGTTCGTTATACCCTGAACAAAGAAGATTATTATACCTATGAGAAGGTAGTTGCAGAGTTCCCTGCATTTGCAGAATACATTGACTCTCAGACTATCAACATGATTGAGTATGTTGGTCTCAATCGTGAGGAACGTGCAGATCTATTCCGTCGCTTGAATGACAACGAGAACCTCAACACTGAGGAACTTCGTAACTGCAGCACCTCTGATATTTGTACCTGGGTTCGTAACCTCAACTACAAGTATCGTGACCTGTTTGTCAACAGTAACGAGAAGAAGACGTTTGTTCTTGAGTCGAATGCGATTCGCTACAAGTTCTGTGCATATCTTGCATCTCTGAACAACTACTATACTTACCAAGGTACTTGTGATCCTTTCTCACCGAAGAGTCTCGACGCAGACTACAACTCCAACTCTATTGCTGAGGTAACGTTCAAAGATTTCAAGAAGTTCTTTGAGTCTACTTTCGTTCCCTTTGTGAAACATGTTGGTGACTTCACTCAACTCGGTGGTGCAAGGAATCGTCTCATTGACCTATACTGTGCCATGGTAGACATCTACAAAGATGGTAGCGAACTGCGTCGTCTTGACAACAATAAACTGGATTACCAATCCTATCTCGAAACCTATCTTGAGTTGATTGGTAAGTATTGGGGAGACGAGAAGACTATGTATGAGACTGGTCGTTCTGCTTGCAAGTTCAAGGATCTCTACGGTGCAAATACCAACTACAAAATGAAGCATCGTCTTGATTTGATTCGCAATGAGTTCATCCCTCTCCTGAAGAAACGCGGTCTGATTGTCACCAAAGACAAAGTTCGTTTCTTCCCTCCCGAGTGGCGTCGTCAACTCTGGTCTAAGCAATCTGGTAAATGTGCTCTGACTGGTTCTATCATTCCCATCACAGATGTTGAGAATGGTGATAAGGTCCACATCGACCATATTGTTCCCCACTCTAAAGGTGGACTGACTACCCTTGAGAACGCACAACTGGTTCTCGCAGAAGCAAACCTCGCAAAAAGTAACTCGTGAGTGAGGTTCAGGTTGTAGATAACTTCCTTCCTCAGGAAGTATTCAACAAACTCCAGGAGTTCGCCATGGGAGGCGAACTCCCCTGGTTTTATTCTGATACATCTGTTGAGGAGAACGATGGTTGTCCACAGTATTCCCACACAGCGTATTTTCAGTGGAAACCAGTATCTTTTGCTTGGGACCATGTGTTTCCAACCATTATGCAAATCAACCCAATTGGTTTGTTTAGAGTAAAGTTTAATTCAACCTCAAGAACTGATAAAATTGTTGAAAAACCATTACACTACGACATAACCAACGATGATGCAAGTGAAACGCCAGGATATATGATTTGTATACTCTACATCAACGATAATGACGGGTATACTTATTTTGAATCTGGTGATAAAATAGAATCAGTTGCAAACAGGGCAGTATTCATTCCAGGAAATACCAAACACGCTGGAACATCTTGCACTAATGCAAACAGACGAGTTGTATTAAACATTAATTTTGCGTAATGGATTTATTTCCTACATTTGTTGAGGCATATGATCTCACTTCCTTTACTGAGGAGGTGAGATCTTTTCATGATGTTGTCATGAATGCCATAGAAGAGAACAAGAACAGTCAACATAGTCTTGCAGTTAATGGTAGAAGTAGTCACGGTGGATATGATCCACTTGCTGATCCAAAGTCTAGACCATTGTTAGAGATCTTCCAGTCATGTGTTGAGGATTACTCTGCAAAGGTTATGTCATGGCCTACTGTAATCACTGCTGGTTGGTATAATGTATTGCCTCCTGGTGGATTTACCAAAAGACATCGACATGAATGTAGTGTAGTTAGTGGTGCCTTCTACATTAAACTACCAGAGAATAGTGGTAATCTTTATTTTGTATCTCCAACGCAACAATATAGAATGTCTGAGATGCACCTAGAACCAAACTGGTATCAACAGTATGAAGCAGAACTACATCTTCAAGAGAATTGGTTATATATTTTTCCTAGTTGGTTGGAACATGGCAGTAGACCAAACGAGAGTGATGAAGACAGGGTGACAGTTAGTTTTAACACATATTTAAATAATGATTCTGAGTCTGAAAGATTTCAGGATTATATGAAGAGAATTGGTTATGCAAATCCATGATATTCTGCCAACCAATCTTGGTATAGAGATCTGTCCGTTTCATAATGAAGTAAAGACTTTAATCTTAGATGAGATTGATAGTCATGGTAGTAATTATGAGTATAGAAAACCAAAGTCAAATACTCTAGAACATCTGGATTATTATTCTCCTCTTCATGCTGATAAGTTCACCAAGTTTAGAGAATGGACACAAGAACAGGCAGGAATATATGCGAGAGATATACTTGGATATGATGTTAGTGATTTGGTTGTAACTGATAGTTGGATCAATATATGTAAACCAGGAGGACATCAAGTTCCTCACTATCACATCAATTCTTTTGTATGTGCTTTATATTATGTCAACTTTGATGATAACGTTGATTCTCCAACATACTTCTGGCAACCCAATCCAACACAACCTCGTGACTTCCCTGTCATGTTGACACGAAAGAATCAAACAAAGTATAATTCTTTAAATGAGATTGTAGGATTAGAGGGCACCTTACTTCTTTGGCCTTCCAATCTAATTCATGGTTATAAAACTAATTACACAGAAAATAGAATAACTATTTCTACCAATATAATGCCAACAACAGTGGGATCATATAAAATAACCCCATTGAATAAAGAGGAAAGACATACACAAATGTTGGCACAAAGATCTGGACAATTATGGGACGTTCCTGAGTTTATTTGATATGGAAGTTGTAAGTATTCTGCCTCAACCACTGGGTATAGTTAAGTGCCCATTTCATGATGAAGTTAAAGAACTCATCAAACAAGAGATTGTAGCAAAACAGGATGGGAAATATGTTGAGATTAGTCCCAACTCTGATGAGTTAGTTCATATAGATTATTACTCTGTTCTTGATAGACCACAGTTTCTCAAACTGAGAGAATGGGTGGAGGAACAAGCAACAATCTTCATGGAAAATGTGCTTGGTGAGTATGTACAAGAAGGGTCAATCGTTACTGACAGTTGGATCAATATATGTGACAAGGGTGGATCACAGGCACCACACTATCACACCAATTCATATGTTACTGCGTTGTATTATGTGAATTTCAATGGTAATGAACATGTACCAACATATTTCGCTAAAACAAGTGGTGTTCAGTTATTCCCAAACAACGCCAACTTGACTCTCCCTCAGCGTAAGAATACTCGATACAATCAGATGGATCAGGTGATAGCAGAGGAGGGAGATCTATTCTTATGGCCTTCTCACATCATTCATGGTTATAAAAGAAACGAGGGTGATAATAGAGTTACCATTGCCATCAACGTGATGCCTAAGATGATGACCAACGGTGATTATGGTTGGAAGGTGGAAAGATTGAATGATGAAGATAGGTTACAGGCGATTGACAGAAAGAGAGAAGGTGATCTATGGTGGAGACCTGACTTTGAATGATCATGCCTAATCCATTTGAAACTGATTGGACAGCATATGTCAGGACTAGATCTGGCAGATTAATCAATACAGATATTACAACGATCTCCAATAATATTGCAGATGCGACAGCAGAGGCATCATCACGATTTGGTTCCAATAATGTAACTCTCTATCCAAAGGGTTATGTTCAACGTGCCACATCATCTGTGAGTGATGTTGGTAGTGTAGTTGGTGACTCTGCAGGAGGTTTTGGTGGTGTAATATTATTCTTATTTTGTGTCGCCTTTTGGCCTATTACTCTTGCGGTTCTGTTAATTATCCTCATCAAATCAGTATGGGGTAGACCATGGCACACTGCAATTCCTACAGTTATTGTATCTGAACTGCCCTGGTGCATTAAAGGACCCCTCAGAAGACGTTTTAAGTGGTTGAATGATTGAATATACTGTGACACTCAAAGAACCTGCACACAGACGCTTGTGGAGGGGTCTCAGATGTGCAATACTAACAATGTCGAAACAGTCAACTATGACAACTGTTGAAAAGTACACAAAACTCCTCTGTAGTGCTCTTGTAGACGATTTCAAACACTACAGTATTAAGAGTAACTATCGTCATCTCCAAACTTCTATTCTTGATCGAGATCTTCCCTCCGTAGAATATCTCCAAGAACGTATCAAGGAGTATCGTGATGATGAACATCTCTATGAGTATATCGTAGAGTCTGGCAAGAAATATCACAAGGTCATTATGGTTACTCCTCAGGGTAATCGTTCTGTTCATTGTTTCGTTGATAAAGAGACTGGTGATGTCTACAAGGCAGCATCTTGGTCTAAACCCGCAAAGGGTATTCGTTTCAATCTTCTCGATGAAGAATCTCGTGAACGTTGTCTGATGGTTTCTGATTGGGCAGGAGGTTATCTTTACAAATGAAAACGTCTTACTGGTTTCTCGCAGTCATTGCCATTCTCATGTATAATGGTTTCTTGATTCAACGAGACAATAAAATGTTTGATGCATACGATCGTGCGTGTGCTGAACTGCCCACTGGGCATCCTGATTGTGTATTTGCTAAAAAGAAATGATAAAACAAATTAAATCCCAATGGTACTATGTCTTCTGGGGTATCATGGCAGCAGCAGTATGTGGAGGTCAAGTGTATGTTGGTCTAGGTTATCGTGAGATGGCAGAGGCAACAAAAGGCACTGACATTCGTGTATCATGTGAACTGCCTGTGATCCCATATGTGGAATCTGGAGGTAACCGATCGAACTTTGAATGATGATTGCTTCTTTACTCTGTGGGATTGCAACTTTCTATGGTATGGGTGATGGTTTCCATGGGCAACGAACTGCTAACGGAGAAACATTTAATGCTTATCGTTGGACTGCTGCTCATCCTTACTTGCCTATGGGAACTAAGATTCGAGTCACAAACCAAGATAACGGAAAACAGGTAATCGTTCGTATTAACGATCGTGGACCGTATTCTCATGCAGATCTGGATCTAAGTTATGCAGCATTCGCTCACATTGAATCCACACGCAAAGGTAATGCAACTGTTTGCTATCGTGTGGTATAATAAATACGAGGAAATCTTTAATTGATTATGGCAGACCAACAATTTCAAATTCATAAACAAGACAGACTTGAGAAGCAACTCAAGGCAACTATGAGTTCATTAGGTGAACTTGACAAACGACTTAATGATCTTGAAGGACTAGTAATGGCAACGATGACTAAGTTGCAGTCTGACAATGTTCAACTGTTTAGTCTATTCTCTACACTGAATGAGTCTAAAATTGCTCAAGAAAAGTTCAATCTCGCTGCTGTACCAGCAAACCCATCAGATGCACCTCCATCCGATAATTGAACTGTCCACTACCCATTGACACCGAACACCTGAACATCTATACTATAAAGGTTCTCAAATGGAAATCATGAACGACTTTGAATACGAGTACAACGACTTCGATGAGTTGTACGCTTCGATGATGGAAACTGATCCTGAAGATTGGTTGCCTTCCTCTGGTATTCGTGAGGAGTTTGATCCTGAAACTCTCAAACTTCTCGCACAATTCTGATACTGTGCCAGTTTGATGAAGTGTCCACTGTCTCTTGACGGTGGACTTTTTTTATGTCATGATACTTGTATTGAATTGATTTGAGATGCAACTTCGTCCCCATCAATCTCGTGCGTGTGATTCTATGATCGCATACGATAAAGGTCAAATTATCTTCCCTACTGGTGGCGGCAAGACTCTCACCATGATCTATGATCTGATTGAGAACTGCAAATATATTGACAACGGAATGACTACCGTTGTTGTAGCGCCCCGCATCCTTCTTGCTGAACAACTGTCCGCAGAGTTTCTGGAGTTTGTTGATACTAAGTACACGCATGTGATGCACGTTCACAGTGGTGAAACGCATCACTTCTCTACTACTAATCCTGAGAAGATTGCACTGTTCAACAACACTGCTCGTGCTGCAGGTGAGAATGTTCTGATCTTCACCACTTACAACTCTCTCGATCGTATTCGTCTCGCAGATATTGAGGTGAATACTATCTACTTCGATGAGGCACATAACAGTGTTAAGAAGAACTTCTTCCCTGCAACTGAACACTTCTCTTATGAGACTGATCGTTGCTATTTCTTCACTGCAACTCCCAAACATTCTCTGACTCCCAACAAACCAGGGATGAACATTCCTGAGGTTTATGGTCAGGTTATTAGTAAAGTTCCTGCACCTGAGTTGATTCAGGGTGGATTCATTATCCCTCCTAAAGTTAAGGCAACCAAGATCTCTACTCTTATCTCTAACGTCGCAGATCGTGACTGTAAGATGATCATTGAAATCCTCCGTGATGAGGATAACATGGAGAAGGTCATGGTTGCAGCAAAGGCAACCAAACACATTCAGAACCTGATGACACAAACTCAGTTCATGCCACTGTGCAATGCACTGGGATATGATGTCCTCTGGATTACTGCAAAGTGGGGTGCATTTATCAACGGTCAGAAGGTCAATCGTGAAGTATTCTTCGATACGATGAATGAGTGGGGTCAAGATCCTACTCGCAAGTTTATCATGTTCCACCACAGCATTCTCTCTGAGGGTATCAATGTGAGTGGTCTTACTGCTTGCATCTTGATGCGTAATATGGATGTGATTACTATGGCACAGACCATCGGACGTGTTATCCGTCTGAACAAAGATGATGCATCCGATCTTCGCACTGGTAAGATTGCCGCAGGTGATCTAGACCAGTATCGCAAACCTTTCGGTAAGATGTTTGTTCCTGTGTACTCCAACGTTGGTATCAGCACTCAACGTACTTTGCAGAACGTTGTTGACACCATCTTCTGTCAAGGTGAACCCGCTATCAGTAAGGTCCGCAAATGAGTAGTTTCCAGTATACTCAATCAGACATTCTTGATCCACAATTTATGCTCTCCTGGGTCTCACCTGATGGGATGTGGGCGATCATTCCATGTGGAAAACAGTGGATGATTATACATCATGGACAACAGATGGAACTATCACGTTCATTTGATATTGCCATGCGTAAGGTAGAACAAATGAAAAAGTCTCAATCTGGTTCGCGGAAACGTACAAAGACCCCTGTGACACCAAAATCACAGAAAAACACAAAATCTAATTTAACAGATCCCAGTGGTGGCAAGGGATCTGGGCGGTCGAGTGGACGGTCAGACAAACCGCACACCATTCCCACCAATCCCCTGCTAGATGCACTATCCTAATCAAGTTGAGGTTAATCGAATGACTACTAAAACCAAACGCATTTGTGTGAGTCCATTGTCTCGTAAGGCGAAGAATCGTTTCGCTAATGAGATGGATCTCTTCCACACTTGTACAGTAGAGGATACTCGTGACATGAATGGTGTTACTTGGATGTTCCTCAAGTCATTGAACGGTAACTACTTCTTCTGGGTGCCAGAAGGTGGTAGCAAAGACTGGAAAGTTGAACGGTGAGTCTACCACCTAGATTCAGTTCTACCATTCTAGGTGAACAACAGTTATCACTTCTTCGGATTCTGATACAGTCCGAGATCAAATATGCTCTCATGGAACAACAGAATGCTGATCCAGATATGTTAGAACAACAGTCAGAGATCTGCAAGATTGTCTATGAGAATCTAGTCCAAATGTCCACATGATTGATCTACCAAACTTCCCACATGAACCACCAGGAAAAGAGTATTTCTACGAGCAGGTATGCTTTAAACGTGATGTTGTTGCAGTGTACCTTGTATGCAATCGTAGGTGGGTGTATAATGGTGGTGATCCCTCTCGTACTATCTGGGGATTCTACAACACCAAAACCCGCAAATATCACGCTCCAATCAACTCATCAAAGGTAGGAGATGTGGTGGACATTGATTCCACAACTCCCTACACTTCCATGCAGATTAAACTATCACCACTAGAGGCATTCTTCCAATGAAAATGATCGACAAAATCCGTGAACAGTGTATCGACATGCTTGAAGAGCAGTATGCAACAAGGATGGAGATTCTTGTCAATGAAGAACTCTACGATGATGCACAGGCGATAGTTCAAGAGATGGTAGTTAAGGAGTATGGTGATAACGAGGCCTGGAGTTTCGTTGATGATCTAACTGATTATGATGCAGATGAACTCGGTATGCTTCAGTGGGAGGAGGAGTGATGAAACGCAAGGAGAATAAAAGTCCAGAAGAGATTCTAGGTTCAACTTCCAATCATATTAAATACTTACATAAACTTAAGCAGGACCTCAAAAGGTATCCTAAGCGTAAGATTCGCAAACCAAAGAAGTAGAGTGTATCACCACATGTATCATCTTAATTGCCACCTAACCGAGGAACAGTATGAGGTTCTGAGTGATGCTCTCTACCATTATGGTGAGAGTATATCTGATGGATACAAAGACATTATTCTAGATCAACTGGAGACTATACTTGAAGAACGTGCAAGAAAAATCATCGTCTAAGTTTCCATACGAAACATTTCCAATTAGACTACAGCATAAAGATGATAAAAGAGTCTGCTGGTTTCAATGTCAAGACCATGCAGATACATATATCAAACGACACAAATTGAAAAAGACCCAGTATGTACTGGAGGTCAAGAAATCACCTCGCAAGGGGTGATTTTTTTGTATCAATTTGCATTTTATATAAAAGCATTCAAAAAACACCACTTGTAGCGATTTGGGTGTGACTATATAAAAACTGGCACAAGACCCCTTGATTGTGATTTCTGAATGGTTTAATATAAAACCATGAAGAACACACACCTAGAGCATCCTGAAGACACGATTTTATATAATCGTGAGGCATTCAACAATATGTTGAGGTTTCTTCGTGAACGCAATAGCAAACTGTCTGTAAAGTGGGACGGTGCTCCTGCTATTGTGTTCGGTACTAATCCCGAGAATGGTAAGTTCTTTGTGGGAACTAAGAGTGTATTCAATAAGAAGAAGATCAAGATCAATTATACTCACAATGATATAGAAGTTTATCATGGCGATAAACCTCACGTCGCATCTATTCTTCATATGTGCATGGAGAAGTTGCCTAAGGTTCGTGGTGTTTATCAAGGAGATTTTATTGGTTTCGGTGGAACTGATACCTTTGAACCCAATACTATAATGTATAAGTTTCCTGAAGAAGTCAACCAATCCATTGTATTTGCTGCACATACCAGTTATGATGGCAATACAATGAAGGAGATGTGTGCATCTTTTGGTGCGGCATATTATATTCGAGAGAATGCCTTTGATGTGAAGTTTGTGAACACCAATGCATATGTTACCTCCCGTAGTCGTAGAGTTGATTGTCTTCTTACTCTTGCAGGTATGGTTAGCAATTTTGTTAGATTCCCTGGAGAAAAAGAAGGACAAGAACTGAAAGTTGCAGTCAATAAGTGTATTCGTTTGCAACAGGATATTGACTGTGCAGGTATGTCTAAGATGCAAACTTATCTCTACAAACTTATCATTCAGATCAAGCATTTGTTGATGGAAGGATTCTCCTCCTATGAGAACGTTCAGTGTATGTTTGAGGGTGTAGATTGTGAGCATGAGGGTTATGTTATGTCCAACCAGTTTGGTGCATTTAAGTTGGTGAATCGCCGTGAGTTTTCATACCGTAATTTCACCAAGAAAAAGAACTGGGTGTGACAGTTGCCGAACTGCACACTACCGCTTGCAATCGGCACCGATCGGTGCAATACTATAAGAGTCAAAGGAACACACACATGGCAACTCGTTCACGCATTGGTATCGAACTCTCCGATGGTTCTGTACTCTCTGCCTACCATCATTGGGATGGTTATCCTGAGTGGTTGGGTCGTATTCTGAAGACTCACTATAACACTAAAGAGAAAGTTGCTGAACTGATTGATGGTGGTGACATGAGTTCTTGTTGGACTAATGAGCGTTGGAGTAACGATTTGCTAGATCGCCACCGTGAAGAGTATGGTCCTCAATATTACTCTCAACGTGGTGAAGATTCTCCTCCTCGTCTCGATTCTGATCTGTGTGAGTATCTCCTCCCCAATAATAGTGAAGAGTATGCTTACATCTTCCGTGATGGTGAGTGGTTGTGTTATAACATGCACGAGTTTGATGATAACAAACTACCTGAGATTGTTCAGATTTCTTCTGCAGCACTTGCGGTTTAGTATTATGCAAATCAACGAAAGATTGAACCAAGTTATTGACAACCTTACCAAGGCAGTTAATGTATGTTATGAGGTAGATAGTAGTTGTGAGGATACAGAGAAATCTTATCCTTTTGCCACTGGTTATTCTAAGTCTGCAATGAATGTTGCAATTCAAGATCTAAGAATTATCATGGATTATCTGAACTCGGATAACTATTAGGACAGTTGACGTGCTGGCACACTACCGCTTGTGGTGTGCCCCATTTCATGCAATACTAAAAGAGTCAAAGAAACACACACAAATGACTGAATACATTTGCATCAGTTTCGGACCTTCTGAAGACGTTAATCGTCTCGGTTGGTGGAATCGTAAAGAACGATTCTCCACTCAACGAGCAGCAGAACGTTGTGGTCTTGATCAAATGCCTATTGCAGGCACTTTCGGTTATGTTGTTATTCGTGAGATGGAAGATGAGTGGGAGATTGTTGATGAGATCGGTCTTGCTGGTGCATCTGTAACAGCAACTCGTTTCTCCTATTCTGTTCAACCTGCACCTGATCTTATCCTGGTTTGATTATGAACACTGGTTACACTCTCAACCGAGTTAATTTCACTAAGGATGAGGAAACTTGCATCCTTAAGTTTCTCAACCATGCACGAGAATGTGGGTATCCTAGTGCTAACGAACCATGGTATTCAGTCATTGACAGTATCATCCGAAAGTATTATGATTCTAATGTAAAAGAATACCAATCTCCACTGTGACAGTTGCCGAACTGCACACCATTTCCCCCATTGGGGTCGATTCTGTGTCATATTAGGATCATGGAAAACAACGCAACTCAAATGTCACTCTTTCGTCAAGGTTGGAAGGCAGAAGTATATTTTGGCAGTGAGTTGACTGCTCACCACCTGAACACTCGTTCGGTGTATCGTTTCAAAGAGAATAGCGACATTGCTATCACTCACTCTGCAAAGTATGTTGATGATGGATCTGTGGATGTCTTCACAGTTTCTTATCGTAAAGAGATCAATCCTCGTCACTCGGTTACTGAAACTGTTGAGACTTTTGATAACTGGTTGGATGCATACTACTGCGGTGTGCAGTGTGTGAACAACCTGAACATGGACCTCATCGCTAACTGAAACTCATGCGAATCGCACTCCTGATTGCTACACTCGCTCTTGGATGTAAGGTTGGTCTTGCTGCTCATGCAACAGTCAATGAGTTTCAAGAAATGCAGGCAGATCGCTTCTGCCAAGTTGATCCTAACTACTGCAACGCAAAATGATTGATAACAACAATGGCATCACATACAAACGCAACCTAAATGAGTTGGTTTGGTATCAAGAATGGATCTACAAGAATGGTCAATTTATCGGTGAGATTTTCACTGATATTGATGGCGAAGGATACAATCTTCGCAAGGTAGATGAGATCCAACTCGCTGACAATAGTGTAACAACTATCCTCAGCAATATTGCAAACTTTATGACAGTTTGCGACGCAAAAGATTTTGTTAATCAAGCAGGAGGACTTTGATGAACTACGACTACAAAACTGTGCGACGTGATCGACTAGTCGATCTTGTGGGTGATTATCTGAGTGATGAGGACACAACTCCAGATCAGTTCTATACTGAAATATTGGAAGAAGTGAAGTCATGGGTAGACTATCATGAGAAACATGCCGCGAAGTGCAATGCACTCTATGTCAAACTACATGGGTTGGCAAAGTAAAATTGTGACAGTTATCGTACTGTCCACCATCGCTTGATTTCCGCACCGATCGGTGCAATACTATAAGAGTCAAAGGAATCGCATCAAATGCAACTCACCTCCAAAGATGGCAACATGGTTGTTGACTTCTACCCCGTCAAGTTCCACGATGGAACTATCAACGAGTCCCGCATGATTAAGATTGTTTCGTTCATGGGTGGCACTCAATCTAAGTCTCTCATTAACAAGAAAGACTTCCAACGTGAGGTAGATTCTCGCGTCGAAGGTTACGGTTACGATGTAACTGGGTTCAACGAGATTCCCCAGTTTCAAGGTGCTCTCGGGATGGCATGTTGATGTAAAACAATGTCCCTAATCAAACAACATTTGTATAACAAAATGCAATTCCAAGTTACTGACATCGAGTTTGATTTTGACTCTGATGATGATGACTTTCCTGAGCATGAGTTTAGTAACATTACCGACGAAACTGTTGGTATGATTTGGGAAGCGGATGATGAAGATGATCTCATCGAAGAGATAACAGCAGCAACAGGATTTTGCATCAAAACTATCAACTATCGTCACGTTCTTAACTAACAATGACAATGCACACTTCCTACACTGATCGATACTCTGTCGAAGAGGCATATGATGGAGATTGGGATGATATTATGTCCCCAGATGCCTACGAAGAGTATATTGAACGCAAACAGTTTGCTAAGTCGAACGGATACGCTTATCCTGCTTATCGTACACTGCACAACTACTAATTTGCTACACTAATCTGAGGAACTATCATGCTCAAGAAAGTATCATCCAACAAGGAAACTCCTTCTCCTGTTGTAGTGAACAAAGGAAAGCATGGGTATAACTGTTGGGTGTATGTAAGCACGATTCAGAAGAATCAAAACACTTACCATAAGTATAAAGTTGCCCACACATTTAAGAAAAAGTTTGTATCTAGGGAGGATGCACTTCTGTATGGTTGGGCAAAGATTAACGGATACAATGAGACAACGTTTGATGTACCAATGCGCCACAAGCCAAAGCATGATTTAGTAACAATCTAGTTTGCTACACTTTCGCTTTTTTTGAGATCGGGGGCGTCGGGGATGACCTGATGCCCCTTTTCAGTAAAATTGCAGGTTTTTGCTGTTTTTGATCTAGTGGTGGCAAGGGATCTCAGCGAGACAAATGTGAGACCTGCCAGGATACCACGAGACTAGGACAAAACGCAGCATGTGCCAATCCACAAGGCGCACACCATTCTCCCCATTGGTCGCCATTTGCTGCAATACTAAGATCAATCAAACGAAACGAAATGAACCTCTATATCATCAACAACGTCCTCTCTGATTATACCTCTGGCATGTGTGTGATTGCTGCTGAATCGAAAGAACAATGCCGCGAATTGTTTATCTCTGAGTTCAGTGAGTATCATGCTGATGATTTCGATAAGTGGGGCAAGTTCACTGTCATCGAAAATGTGCAACATCCTGCTGGTGTTGTAGAGTATGTGTATGGAGGAGGTTAGTAAAGAGAAATTGTGACAGTCGGCAGAGTGTCCACCATTTCCCCCATTGGTCCCCATTTGCTGCAATACTAAGAGAGTCAAAGAACGCCACGCAATGCACGCTCTTCAAACCATGTCCTTCGCTGATCGTGAAATGTTTGCTTACAACAACTATCAGGAGCGTAAGCAACAACAACTCGCTGCAATCGCACCTGAGTTGCGTATCAAATACTGCTTCGAGTTCCTGGAGCAATATGTTGCCGAAGGTGATGATCTGATGGCAGCAAAGTGTTACGATGGTATCGCTAAGTACAGCGACGTTCTTGACTACTCTGAGGCACATTACTGATGACAACTGTTCTTCTTGGTTCACTAATCATTCTCTGGTTCTTTACGAAATGACTATCACCAAAGCACAAGCACTTTCACAGTTCAAGTATAACTGGAAAGTCGAAACATTGCGTACCAAATGGAATAAAGATCTGGTTGCAAAACGTGAAGCATGGAATAACTTCACCGATGCACTTTGCAAAGAAGGATATATTACTGCATCGCAATATGATCGTTGGTCTAACCCTTTCTGAACACACAAACAAACAATGGAACTGACACAATCCTTTCCTCCTGTTGATGCCATGATCGAGAAACTCTCTGGTGTTGACTATAAGAAACAACTGAATAAGTACATGGACATTGTTGAAACAATCTGTGTCTATGTTGCTGCAATCGCTACTGTCCTCATCGAAAAGATTCAAACTATGAAACTCACCACTCCTGACAAGTTCACCAAGTTCTTCTATCTTAACATCAACTTCCGTGCTACATCTGGTGATGAGATTATCGGTTTGAGTGTTGGCAATCGTTACATCGGTTTGTATAGCGATTCGATCAACTGGGGGATTCTAGACGAGAACGGCGCACTGTGAAGCAAAGGTGGACAGTCTTTGAACTGTCCACCTTTTTCCCCAAAGGCACCTGAAAGGTGCAATACTATAAGAGTCAAAGGAATTGAACCCAAATGACTTTCACTGATGCACTGATTGCCGCAGGTTATGTATTCGATGATGAGAATTATGATGGTTGTTATGTAAAACAAGACTCTGCAGGTTTCATTCACTGTTATCAAGAAAATGCAGATGATGAGACTGACACTCTCTGGAATTATGTAAAGATGTCTGATGATTTTGATGTTATCACTGAGGTAACTTTCAATCCCGAAACTGACACCATCAACTGAGAATTAACATGAAAACGTTCTACATCTCTGACGGCACTTTGTATCGCAATCGTCGCATGAGTAAGGTTGCATTGAGTGCATCTGATCGTTACTATTTGCGAAAGACGACATCATTTATTGATCGCGTCTGGGTGTATTTTAGTGGGATCGAAGATGACTTCCGTTTGCTTCATATGCCAATGTGAGAACTGTCCACCTTTTTCCCCAAACGCACTCAAAAGGTGCAATACTATAAGAGTCAAAGGAATCGCACTTAAATGTCTCAACAACTCTCCGCAACAATCTATCGTCAACTGTTCACAGATGTTGAGTGGGATGCTATTTGTTCTGCGATGAAAGATTATGCAGATTATGGTGATGAAGAGTCTGCGATTGCCGACTCGATTGATGCAAAGATCACCAACATTTTTCGTCTGACCGATAACAATGTCACGGCGTAAGTATCTTACATTCAAGTCACCTAATCGCATGAAAGTTCTAGGATTAGTTTTCATTTTGTTCTTCATCTTTAGTCCATCTGTTCGATACACTACGGGTGAAGTCTTTCACTTTGTAGGTAACACCATTCAAGGAAACAACTGAGGACATTATGTACATCGAAACTGACGAAGATCTGTTCAATCAAGCAATCGAAGTGATGGAATTGTTAGAAGATTCTGTCGAGTATATTTGTGATGATCAGAAACTCTCTGGAGAGAAAGTATGGACAATGATTCATGAATTGTCACTGGCGAAGTTACAACAATTCCCTTCCTATGATGACTGAAACCTTTCGCGTTCAAGTAGAAACCAACGACGGATGTTGTACCATTTGGTATGAACAATCTCGTGCAAAGAATGCTTGTGATAAGATTCACAATCGCGTTCTTGATCAACTCGCTGGATTGAATCTTAAGAGAGTTGAAGTATCTCTGTCCCCTGCAACTATCTGATCTCCAATGACACTCACTCAACCACAGATTGATAAACTGATTGAAGTCTATGCCACGGACATTGTTGATGGCATGGACATGCGTGATTTGTGTCAGTTTGCGATTGACATGATTTGCTCTAATATGTGTGAGTACACTGAGGATGAATTAAAGAGTGAAATCAGTGAGATTTATGATGAAGAATATTGGGGCAATCTGGTGAATGAGGTAACTGAATAAGATGCGTATTGTCACCACTTACAACACACTCACAAGGGAAAAAGAGTACACAATTCTATACAGTAATGGAACAATCTTTTCATCTAATTCTTTACTCCCAATAATCTCATTGCTTCAACCATCTTATACGAATCTCCCAGACAATTAACGCGCGCCGCTTCATCATGAAACTCAAAGGATCTGCTAACTGGACTACAGGAAAGAACTCACAAAAGTTATACAATGAGATCGTGAAGTTTCTTAATCATGAAGAACAAACTGCCATGAGCAAAGTGTATCTAAATGTTGACAATAGGTTAAAACGTGTATAAAATACTATAGTGTTAATTAACCCCTCTCATGTTACTTTCTAAACCGCAAGTTACTCGCTACCGTGTTACACTTGACTTCACTGTTGATGATACAAACTGTGTGCATCCTCGTGATTGGAATTGGAAGGAATTGCTTGAACTGAAAGGTAATGAAAAAGTCAAGGAAGTTTATGTAGAAAACCTTGGCACTTATAATGTAAAGGGAGGGAAGAAGAATGGATGAAGATCAACAAGAACTCGAAGAAGAGTGCTTAACTGAGTATGATGATTGTGTTGAGTATGATGTCATCGTAGATCTTGATTATGACCCCTAGAAAGAATACATCTGCCTGGCGTCTCTGGTGTTATGCATTAGGACAAAAGACAGGAAAGACTAATAAGGAGGCAGATACAGTTGCAGTTATTCGCACTGTTATTCTTGCCTCCTATTTTATTACTAATGTTGCCATCGTTTCTAATGCTGTACGACACTGGAATGATGGTCAGAGTGATGGTAACTGTGTTGAATTAAAGTATAATAAAAATGGCTAAAAAAACGTAGTTGAGTGTTTTATCTCGATGATACTTATGCTGTGTTTTTATGGTCTCAGGAGTCGTTATCTTAGCGGGCAGGCTACCACAAGACCTCCGAAATGTCAAGAGACTCGGAGCAACTCCCAGACCCCCCATATAAGAGATCCTCATAGTAGCAAATGACTTGACACATCTCAGAGAATTGTGTATACTTACTCTGTGGAGTTTCAAAGGTGATTTGAGTAGCTATGGCTATCATACTCTGAGACCTTCTGGGAGCAGCAGTGGACAGTTTGTGAAGTGAACACAAAAGCCCCACAAGACCCTAGAGTGGTGTATTCTATAAGAGTCAAAGGAACACACACAAACCACTCAGACACATGCGTAAGATCGAGAAGCAAATGAACACTGCAATTGCTACTCAGAAGGACTGGAAGAACGCTAACACTTCTGTTGAGAATCTCGATGGCGTTTCTTATGTCTACCTGCATGGCAATAAGATTGCTGAAGTCGGTGAAGGTTTCATCGTTCTTTATGATGGTGATCATCAGACTGCTACCACTAAGTCCCGTCTGAATGCTGTACTTTCTGAGAACGGACTGCCTGGTGAGCGTGTATATCAGAAGGATTATGTTTGGAACGTTCGTCTAACTGATGGCACTTCAATTCCTTTCTTCTCGGGTATGCGTCTCAACTGAACATCTCCCCTCTCAGTTACACTAACTCACTGACACTTCGCTACTCTCTCATGACCAACATCAACGTCGCTACCGCTACTCGTTTGGACCTTGTGATTGCTGACACTCAGGGGCATATTAAGTACACTGTGCTGAAGCCCTCGAAGCGTGGTGTGAAGGCATTGAGTGGCAAACGTGCATGGGCCAATGCTGCTCCCAAAGGGTCATTCATGCATGGGTCAGTGGAAGGAACTCCTGGTGTGGTTAGTAACAACAAGTGCAACAAAGTGATGTGAGTCCTTATAGCAGGGGTTGACAAATGTTGACCCCTTATGTTATACTCTAAGAGCAGTAAATTCGGGTTAATTGTTATAGCGTCCCTGACGCGATGCTGTTTTAAAAACAGCTAACTACCCTAACCTACAACGGACCAAAAGGGAGATCGAAATATCTCCCTCTTTTAAAAATTTTTTCCAGGTATAAGATGGTCAAAAAGATCGATATAGAATACATGGATCAGTTTGGTTATTGGAAGCATTATCAGACTAAACATCATGAACAAGACGCACGTAGAACTGCTCAGAATAGAGCAAAGTCTACTGGTAAGAGGCATCGTCTTATGTGTGAAAATCAGCTATTAGATTTACTGGAACCATAAAAATTTTTTCCCGTATAGATAAGACGTAGTATCCATTTGTATAATATGACACTGAACAATCAGTACATGCAATTGAACAATCAACTACTCTTTCATGTATACGAAAAGGATAACCGTGTAGTAGCTCATACACTTACTGCAGATCAATTAGAAGAAGCACTGATTGATAAAAAGGTAGATCCTGCAATACATGATATTGTAGTATTACCTCCGAATAAAAATGAGGGTGAAGATGCTAGTTACTAATTCTGGTTTTTATACATAAAGTTAATATCTCGATGGTTGTATGAAAGTAGAATTAGAGGCATATTTTATCGATCTTATTATTGAAACAATTCAGTATAGAATTGATAATGATGAAAAACTAGAATACCATCCTAATGTTAGATCTGATCTTGAAGACTTATTATCGCTATTAGAAGATGAATACGTATAATGTATATCTTGGTAAAGATCTTATCATGGAGAATGTAGATGAGTATGACTTAGAGCATAAACTTCTATTTGTCAAAGAATACTTTGATTGGTATCGTGATGAAGAGTTAGCGGCTCGTAAATTAAAGGTTATACGAGTCGCTAAATAAATTGTGACCATTGCAATAATTGATTTGCTGTGGTAAAATTACTATCGTAAACTGACAACGTTATGGCTAAAGGATTTACTGTAAAAGCAAACGCTCCTACTGTTAAGAAGGTCGATGATGATTTCGATCTCGCAGCAGCAAAGGAGATGATCAAAGGTAAAAGTATTGTATTCTGTCTCCCCGGCCGTGGAGTATCTTTTATCTTTCTGAAAGCATTTGTTCAACTCTGCTTTGATCTAGTACAAGCAGGTGCATCAATTCAAATTTCTCAAGATTATAGTTCCATGGTTAACTTTGCACGATGCAAGGTTCTTGGTGCTAACGTACTTCGTGGTCCCGACCAAGTACCCTGGGATGGTAAACTGAAGTATGATTATCAACTGTGGATCGACTCC